GCAGTTGTAATAGCCATCTTGGGATGTCCTATGTATAAGTTTCACAAGGCAAGAAAGGGCCAGCCGAAGCCAGCCCTTCCTCAGTGATATTAGGCAGCGTTGTAGTTCGCAGTGACAAGAGCCTCAGGACGCAGAATCTTGCGGCCATAGAGGTGCATACCACGAACGATATCAGCGAAGCCATCCGGGTCACGGTAGGTTTCGGTCTTGGTCAGTTGCTCAGCCGAAGCAACAGACGAGTCATGACCAGCAACGATAACACCGTAGTTAACCTGCTGAGCCGAAGTGCCCGAAGTGCCCGAACCCGTGCCGAGGTACGGCATGTTGTTCGATACATAGACACGGAAGCCATGCAGCGAGTTAAGGATCAGACCGTTCTGCAGGCCCGAACCACCGAAGTCAGCATTCAGCACACGGCTGTCTTCGTCTTTGAGCATCTCGACGAACACCGGGTCAACAACCAGCCAGCGGCCACGAGTATCAACATTGTTCTGGTCAAGGAGACGGCCCATACGAGCAATAACCGAGAGCGGCGAAACAGTTGTAGCCGAAGCGGCAGTAGCGCCACCAAAGCGAGGAGCAAGCGGAATCGAGTCGCCAGCAGTCGCAGTAGCAGAAATAGTCAGGTTGCCGAAGTCAGTGGCGTCAAGCTTGTTGGCAGCAAGAAGTTCGTCAGAACCAGCAGCCGAGTTAGCTTTAGTGCCAGAGACAGTCGTGTTAACAGCCCACGAACCAGCACCGCCAGCATAGCCAGACAGGTAGCCGATAACTTCTTCGTCCATCTTATCGGCCATCTTGTAGGCGGCACGATCAGTGGCAAGGCGCATGAAGTCAATGTGCGAGTGAGCTTCTTCGATGTCATCCATCTTGAAGGCAAAGTAGTTAGCTTTGTCAACGACAAGCTGGAAGTCGGTGTCAACGAGGTCTTGAGCGGAGATTTGAGTACCACGCTTAAGGGTGTTGACAGTGATATCCGGCTCTTTCATGATGCGAACAGTGTCGCCCTGAGCCGAGATTTCACCCATGTAGTCCGAGTTAGTAATAGCATTACAAACAGCAGCTTTACGGAAAGCAAGCTGAGCTTGTTTGCTAAAGATAGTCGGGGAGAAGTTGCCATTGGGGAGGTTGCCCCATGCGGCTTCTTTTGCGAATGCCATGTTATGTTCCTTTCATGATGATATGGCAAAAGTAGTAGACACGCATATCCACGATGAAAGAGGCTCTTAATGTAAGGGTAGTCAGCTTTGCATAGTAGGATGGCCGTCCTGTAATGCGCTGGGCCTTTATTCAGAGGTAGTTCTTTTAGTGGCAGGAGTGCTAGGTGGGCGAGGCTGCAATTATCACACTCCCCGCCCGATAAGCATACACTATTGTGTATATGCTATAGTTTTACTTACTATCTGAGTATTGTCAATCACTTTTTACTCATATCGTAAATAAACTTACCAGTACGTTGCGCTTCAAAGATTTCTTCTTGGCGCTTCTCGTATTCTTTCATAGACATCTTTGCTACTTGCGATTCCGACAAGTACTTACTAGCTTGATCTGCCTCAGGCTTAGTAGTACTACGGGTCTTAACAGAGGAAGCAGCAGACTTATCACTTGATGTTTTCTTAGCTGTCTTGATACCAGCGTCAACTTTATACAAGTCAATCACACGGGCTACAGACTTAGCGTCATCAGTGTTCTCATAGAGGGCATCTTGCACCCACTTAGGCTGTGTCTCAGCCCACTCATGGAATGCATCGTCTTCACGAATATCTACAAAGTCAGGGTGGTAGCCAAGAAGTTCAGCTTCTGCTTTTTCTTTCTTAGCTTGCACACGCATAGACTCAATCTCTTGAAGTCGCACATCTAGATCGCTGGCTCTTTCAGAGGCTTTCTTGTCTGCAATAGCTTCAACGATAGCAGCTACGTCAGGGTACTTCTTAGCCCAAGCCTCTACTTCTTCCGAAGTCTTAGGCAGAACCAATTCATTCTTGGTAGCCTTCTCTAGCTGAAGCTTAAGCTTACCAAGCTCTTCTTTAAACTCTACTTCTTTAGCAAGTTGATGCTTGCGTAAATCACCATAGCGTTGTTTGAAAGTACGCTCTTCTGCACTCAGCTTAGTATCGTCTTCTTGTGCTTCAGCTTCTGTAGCCTTCTCTTGTTTGGTATTATCTTTTGGCGAAACTGTGGGTTCTGCCTCAACTCTTTCGCTGGCAGATTCCTCACTTTCAGACTGTTCTTCTTCTTCGTCTGTTTCACTTGCGTTACCTTCAAGCAAAGCTTTAAGCTCCGCTTCTTCTCTGGCAATCTTAGCTTGAAGTCTATTATGTACTCTAGAGTCTGTAGTAGTTGCAGTATTCATATCTAGTCCTTATGTTGGGGCCAGCTATAAAGCCGGGTAGCCTTATTATTCTACGGAAGCTATTTTACTTCTTTTTCTTTTTACTTGCAAGCCCACCTTTACTGAAGCCAACACTAGCTCCACGGCCTCTTGCAGTTAATGCATTTTCAATGCGCTTGCCTTCTTCTTCGATCTTCTTAATCTCAGCAGGAGTAGCTAAACCTCTTTCAGCACGAGCAACAGCTTCCGCAGTTTTAGCGGGTGCTGTAACAGCCATATCTAGTGCAGCTTCTTTTTGTTGCGATCTTTTAAGATCATCTCTTAGCTGTCTAGCTGTAGCAGCAGCATCGTTTGCTTCCTGCATGAAAGCCTCGCTATGAACGGGGCCAGTTGCAGCAGGCTTAGGTGCTGTAGTTGCAGCAGGTGTAGTCTTAGGTTGTGCTAGAATTTCATCTAGAGTTTTACTAGTTCCCGGTACAAGAGTTGTAGTCTTAATGTCATACGTAGGGATAGACGTTGCCGTAGGCGGTTCAGACTTTACACTAGTAGTAGCTGGAGTATAGGAAGCCATAGCTTCTTCAACTGCTGCGTTTACTGCGCTAGGCTCTGCACTAACGATATCTTCTTTGTCTTCGCCTTTGAAGGCTGTTAACAGGCGGCTGAACAATCCGGGCCTGTCTTGCTGTGCTACATCAAGCAGGCTAGTCAAGGCGGCTCTATCTTCTTGAGTTAAGCTCTGATCCTCTAAGCGTCTTTCAAGCTCACGCTCTACTTGTTTAGCTTGTGCCATCATGGCACCCTTAATGATAAGCCCGAAGATGGGATTAATAAGTCCAACGCCAATAGATACAACATCGTCTGTTCCAAACTTAGTTTGGTCTTCTACCATCTTGGAAAGCTGGTCTACGGAGAGAGAAGCATAGTCAATAGCTTTAGGCTGTGCGGCTTGAACCTGCCGTTGTGAGGGGCTTGCTTGACCCTCTGCTCTATCTGTTTGGGTAGCCTTTTCAACCTGTTGCCCTGCAGGAGTATAGCCCTCAGGAATTACAGACATAGGCTGGCCTCTAAAGAAAGGCACTAGTAGTGTGCGTCCTTCGTTGTTAGCGTACTCTACATACGTATATACGTCTTGGTTGGTAAGCTCTTCAAAGGAAGGGAACGTAACATCGCCGCCCTCTGCAAAGCCTGCAGGCTGGGCGTCAGCAGTTTCCAACTCAGAGATATCAAACGGAAGACCATCCTCAGGTTCAATGATTTCCATGCCCGTAGGCTCGCCACCTACACGGCCTTTACGTTCCATGTCAGTCCAGCCCATCTTAGCTTCTGAGCGCAGGTCTTCAAAGAACTTAACTCCGTAGTAACGCACTACGTCTGCAGGTACAACGTACTCACCCTCGCTTAGCTGAGCAGGGATGTCATCACGTACTTCCTCAGGCGTAGCCCCAGTAGGTACATCATTGCCAGACACAGGGTCTACACGGCCTGTCTTAAACACAGCCTCAGTCTGATCTTCTAGGGCCATTAACCTTCTCCCGTAAGTGCTTTAGTTTCTTGTAGGCGTTAACAGCCCCTTGTGCACGATGCAATTCTACTACATTGTCGGCAGCTACTAGACGAGAATGCTCTAATGCAATGTACTCGTCTAGCACCTCCAAAAAGGCATCATATACTTCTTTGTCGTTTACGATTGTCTTAAGCGACATTACCAGTAAATCCTTGTTCACCCGGAGTAGGCGCAGTGCCTATACCAATCTGTGAGCCACCACCGCCAGACGTATCTGCTACACCTTGTGGGCCTTGGCCTTCAGGGCCAGCAACTCCCGGTGCTGCAGCAGGTGCAGGCTGCGCTTGGAAGCCCTTAAGAAGCTCTGCTTGGATAGCTGCGTCCTGCATAGAGTTAGTGACCTTATCAGGGTCGAGGTCCATGCTCTTAGCAATCTCACGGATAATATAATCCATTTTAGCAAAGGGTGCAAGCACAGGATTCTGTGCAACCTGAAGGAACTGCATAAGACGCTGGCTACGAACTTCATTAGCCATCAAGCTTTCAGTACCAGATGCGTTAATCTCAAGGTCGCCACGGATGCTAGGATCAAAGTCAAACTGCATGTTAAACGAGAAGAAAGCTTTACCCATAGGACGGATAAGGTAGTCGTCTACATTCTTGATAACATTGCGAATACTTCCATTAGCAGCAGACATAAGCATACTAATGCCAGAGGCAGTCCTACCCACTCCAGATACGCCTGTTTGACCATGAGCAAAACTTGGGAAACCCGTGCTTTCATCCGCAAGTACCCTTGCTTTATCAAACAGTTGAATGTTTTCTCCAGCAACGTTGGGGAACTTTGTGCCGAAGATAGCTTGACCCGGTGCCCCGCCCTGACGCCGGAACACTTTGCCGGGGTACACAGAGAGGTCTTGTCCGGGGACGAGGTTAGTCTCGTCTACCTCAATGATAAGGTTGCCCGAAAGAGCAGCATTATCAATCGCCATACGCATAAAGCCGTTCATCAGCGTCTGCGTGTCATCCATGTTTTCTGCAATGCCTACACCAAAGAAGCTGTAGGGGTTATGCTCATAAGGAACAGCATAGTAGGGAATGCGAGTAGGCTTGAACGGGTTAAGCACAAAGCGCAGCACTTCACTGTTACATACCCAGACGTTGCAGTTTACTTCGTCTAGTTCAGACAACTCTTTAGGAAGCTCAATGCCGTGGTCTGTTAGAACATCTGTTCCAACATAACCCCAGAACTCCAGCACTTCCCATCTTTCAGAGTTAGGCTGAGTTTCGTTGTCTTCCATGATCTGCTCCCAATACTTAGCAACATAGTTGGGAGCTTTATCAATAGCGTTCTGGATTCCGTCTTCCATAAAGTAAGGACGGGTCTTAAGGTTACGCAGTTGTGTGCGTGACATCTTGTGACGCTCAACTGTGTATTCAGCCTCAGTCATAGCTTTAGCTTCAGGATCAGGGTAGAAGTTCCACACACTGACATGACCGCATTCGGGTACAGTCTTAATCAGTGGGTTATACTCACCTTCGTCATCCCAATCAGGATACTCTTTATCGACAGCAAACGGACCCTTCATGACGCCTGTGCCAAGAAGAGCCATTTCAAATGCCATGCTACGAAGGTGGATAGAAGCACCAGACTCTACAAGTTGGTCGTGGATTTTCTTTTCCATCTTTTTAGCTGCAACCATAGCAGGATGGAACGTAACAGTGGTAGGTCCAGTACCGTCACCCTCTACAATCTTTTCAGATACAGGCCCAAGCTTAGCTTCAAGCGGACCCATTCGCTTACGCAGGTCATACAGAGTTTCGCCGGGAGCAAGCTTTTTAGTCGGGTCAATCAAGTATGGCTTTGCAGGCTCAGACTTAGTAAGCTCTCTAACGCCACCCTTATCAGCGTTAGGATCAATGTTAATGTGTACAGACTCAGCTACACCATCAGGAAGAACAGAAGGGTCTACTGATAGAGGGAACTTATTGTTGCCAAGAAGAACATCAACGATTTGACCATACGCAGCCAGCGTCTTCGTCTTTGTGACTTTAACAAAAACCCTCGACTTTTCCGCATCCGTGAACTTAACATCCGGCCCATATAAACCTCTATAGTTTCTATAGGCTCTTAGCCAGCGTTCTTCATCTGCAAGTCTAGCATCTTCTGCTCTACTAAAGCGATCCTCTACAAACGAGACAAGATCACTCTTAGAGTCGAAGATGCTATCCTCACTGTTTTCAGCAGCTACTACTGCGTCTGTCTCAAACATTTCTTCATTGTTTGCCATATTTAGTACCCGAATGTTGTGTCACTAGCTTGAAAACCAGTGCGTTGAGTAGCAGGATTATAGTCCCATAGGCTGCTGCGAGGACGAGTCATGATGCCATATCTTAAGGCGTCATACAGGTGATCTTCTGCATTTGTATCTACATCCTCAGGGTTTCGTTTGTCTAGAGGGATAGTAGGTATCTGTGCAATAGTATGTGTACAGTGATCCATAAATACGAGCCGTGGCTTTTCAGTAAACTCGTCTACCTGTAGCCTGCGGTGTATTTCGTTTTTACCTGCGACACGAGAGCCACGTGATCTGTCAGAAGGACGCCAGCGGCACCCTTTCATATTCATCTGCTCAGCCAAGCTTGGCCCCGTGTCGCCCCGGTTGTGCCATAGAGAGGAGTCAAGCACACCGTACCTTATTGTACCATCTTCGTGTTCTGCCTGCAATATAAGATCAGCCAAGTCAGAAGCTGTAACTTTAGAGACATACATCTCACGATAAACTATAAGCTGTTCATCTGGAGCTACAGAAAACCACAAGACGCCAGTGTAAGAACCGTAGCCGTAGTCACATGCTCTGAACTTAGTCCACGACTTAGGTATGTCGAAACGTTTAATAACGTGCTGCTTCCTATCAAACTCAGGGAAGGCTGCACCTTCGTTGATATCCCAGTTGCCCTCAAGGAGTTGCTTCCTCTGATGCTCTGGCAGTGACAGAAGCATTGCTTCGTAGTCACCTGTGTCAGCTAGATACGGATTATCAAAGAGACTAGCTGGGATAAATCTCCGCTTGAAAAGAGGCTCACCCTCTCTGCTGTGTCCCTTAGGGAACGTAATTGTTTCACCTGTTTCGATGTTAGTAGCCCAGAAAGCTTTGCCTGCAGGTGCGGGGTCAATGAACATTTTCTTAACCCAAGCATGTCCTGCTCCTCCGGGGTTCGTGGTTGCTCTCATGTAAAGCCCTAAGCTTTGAGACTGTGCGCTACGCAAACGTGAACGCATATAATCCCAAGCATAAGGGGTAGGCCACTGAGTAAGTTCGTCAAAACCAATCCAGTTAAACGCCTGACCTTGGTATCGTGTAACGTCCATGTCTTTGTCTAGGTAAGACATCCAGAGCCTGCCGCCCTTAGGGCTAATCCATTGGCTCTTACGTTCAGACCACTTGATACCCGGTACAGCTTTAGGGTATAGCTCCTGAGACTTCTGAATAAGCTCCCTTAGTTCCTCTGTAGTGTGTCGTACAAGCAGACCACTAAAGTTAGGATCATTCAAACCATGAAGCGGGTCAGCCAACATAGCGTAAGACTTACCACCGCCTGCAGCACCACCATAAAGCACCTCTCGTTCAGATGAACTTAAGAAGTGCGTCTGAGGGCCGGGGTTTGGCTTGAACACAATGTCCTGTGCCGCCTCGACATCAAACTCAGGAGCAGCAACTTGTGCAGGAACAGTCTGAGGGGTGGCGACTGTTTCACTCTTGCTCTCTGACTGAGTACGCCCCGACCCTGCCCTTTTCGAGCTTCTCGATTTCGTCAAGCGTTTCTTGGAGCCTTGCGGCAAGCTTGCGCTTAATTGCAGATGCTCTTTTACGTCTTCGCTCAACTTCAATCCTCTTTCTCAGTCCATCAGGAGTTATACTCCTGCCTGTTTCTTTAGTAAGCCACGCAGCTACAGCTTTGTAACTATACTGTTTAAGATGCCTCTTTGCAAGTTCTAATGCTTCAAGCTCTTTTACTACAGGTTCAAACAGATGAAAGTTGTCGGGGTGTTCTCTATAACCAAAAGGGATTTTCTGCGTAGACCTAGCTATTACGTGCCACTCTCTTTCTTTACCTTTGAGTGGCTTTGGTAGCTGCCAGAAATCTAAATCCCTGTCAAAGTCGTAACTACTCATTCGTACCTTCTTTGGGTGGCAAGTAGAAGATTCCGCCACTGGAGGAAGTGACATCAACCTTATCTACTTTACCAAGCCCAGCACGATCAAGCAAGTCTTTTGCTGCTACCATCTTCTCTTTAATGCCTAACTCTGTAGGATCATACAGAGCGTTAGCCATAGAGACTGCTGCTTTCGGTGCAATTCTTGCGAAGTATGTACGGGTTCTCTCCGCAATCTCGTCTTTAAGAGCTTCAACGATAACAGTGGTAGCTGTCGTATCACTGTAACCTGCCAGCCTCTTAGCAGTCACAACGTCACCGTTAGCTTCGTCAAACAATACGTCGAGAAACTTCTGCTGATTTTCTGTTAGGTTACGTGCCATGTTGTGTCTTCCTTGTTAGCCCTTTAGGACTTCGTAGATTTGACCACGGGAAATACCCATGTCTTGCAGTTCTCTATCTGAGAGATTGTGTAGCTGCCAGTAGGCAACCTTACGTTCTTGTG